CGACTAAAATGGCCGGTGGCGGCATGCCTATGAAAGATGGCAAGCCAGCTTTTATTGGTGACGGTAAAGGCGCAATGAAACACGGCGGCATATCCTCTTCCCTAAAAGCTCATGCCTCTGCATCAGCGTCTAAGGCTCATGCGGGCATGAAAAAAGGCGGCATGCCATCTAAGATGGGCGCTGTCAAAACCGGTTCAACACCAAATGGCGTTGCGTCTAAAGGTAAAACCAAGGGCAAGATGGTTAAGATGAACATGGGCGGCAAAGCCTGCTAAGGAAAAATCATGGCACGACGTAAAAACCTAACAGCCCTTGCTGCCCTTGGCACGTTGGGCTATATGTTGTCCAAGAGGGGCGACAAAGCAAGCGGTAAAAAAGACGACAAGTCAACTTCCGATGCAGCGGAACGTCGCAGAGCTGCTGATAAAGAAGCTAGTGAAGAGCCTTTAAAAGTGGGCGATGAATTTGGCATGGACCCAGAGGAGGCGGCTAACAAGCGTACAGAACGCATGTTGACTAATCCAAACGCTAGAGAATACGGCGAAGCGGGCACGTCTATGACAGTTTCCCCATCTAAGAAACCCGCTAAACCATCATCTGGCGCTGCTAAAGCCGCGCCTAAACTTATTGATTCATCTAATATTAGAAGTGGCCCTCGTTTTGACGACGAAGGACTTATTGACCCCTCCAATATTAGAAGTGGTCGTCGTGAGTTTGAAGAATCACAAATAGCACCTGCTTCTGTTGACGAGACTAAGCTTTCTGCGAATGAACGCCTGAAGCGAAGTATTGAAAGAAATCTTTCAGGTTTCAGAAGAGGCAGTACCCCAACAGATTACCGACCTGTAAACGAACGTTTCAAAAAAGGCGGCGCAGTCAAAGGCTATGCTTCTGGTGGTACGGTTTCATCCGCTTCTAAACGTGCTGACGGTATTGCCACTAAAGGCAAGACCCGCGGCAAAATGTATTAAGGAAATATTATGAGACGTAGACTTAACGACAAACCAGATTCTGGTGGCGGCGGTGGTAGCGGGTATGTACCTGCTGTAGTAGCCATGAAAACTGGCGTAATTGGCGGCGGTATTGGCGCGGCTCATTTAATTAAAAAGAAAGATGAGCGGGATGCTGAAGAAAAAGATAGAAATCAACGTGACGCTGACGCGGAAATGAAGCGTGAGTCTCGCGGAGTAAAAAAGCCTGCCAACTTTGGTATTCTTGAAGAAGCCAAACAGGACGCCAAAGACAGCGCTACCGCTAAGAAGCAAGACAAGGCGTACAACGAATCTTTGACTACTGAGAACAAAGCTAAAGGTGGCATGGTGTCAGCCTCTAAACGTGCTGATGGCTGCGCTACCAAGGGTAAGACCCGCGGAAAGATGGTGTAATCATGATTGCCAGCCGTGGCATGGGAGCCATACTTCCAAGCAAGATGCCCAAGGGCAAGAAGAAAGCCCGGCGGGACAATACTGACTTCACCCAGTACAAAGAGGGCGGTGCAGTAAAGTCTAAAGTAAACGAGGCTGGCAACTACACCAAGCCCGGTTTACGCAAGCGGATTTTTAACAGCGTTAAAGCTGCGGCAATTGTTGGCACTGGCGCAGGTCAGTGGAGCGCTAGAAAAGCGCAGGTTATGGCTAAACGGTATAAAGCTGCAGGTGGCGGGTATCGTGATTAAAGCCCCACAGCAATCCCTGAAAAACTGGGGCAAACAAGATTGGACAACTAAAAGTGGTAAAAAATCTTCTGACACTGGTGAAAGATACCTTCCAAAAGCTGCGATCAAAAGTCTCAGCCCTGCTGAGTACGCTGCGACGACCAAAGCCAAGCGAGCCGGAAAAGCCGCCGGTAAACAATTCGTAGCACAACCCAAAACAATTGCGAAGAAAACTGCAGGATTTAGATAATGGCAACCACTTCTGGCGCATCAGGTTTTAATCTCCAACTCGACGAATTGGTCGAGGAGGCGTTTGAACGCGCCGGTGGTGAGCTGCGTACTGGTTATGACCTGCGTACTGCTCGTCGTAGTTTGAACATCATGTTTGCAGATTGGGCCAATCGCGGCATCAATATGTGGACTATAGAGCAGGGTGAGATCACTCTTGTCCAAGGCCAGAATACGTACGCTTTGCCTGACAATACAGTTGATCTGATTGAGCACGTTATCCGTACGCAACCTAACGCAGCCAATACACAGGCCGACTTAACAATCACACGTATTAGTGTTTCTACGTACGCTACGATCCCCAACAAGATTCAGCAAGCCAGACCAATTCAAGTCTGGATTCAGCGATATAACGGCCAGAATTCTCCTATCGCCGCAACGCTTACAACGACGATTACGGCCACCAGCACAACAGTTGTGCTGAACGATGTGACAGGCTTACCAGCAACTGGTTTCATTAAGATTGATGACGAGATCATCAATTACAGCTACATCACACAGAACACAAACGCCAAGTCTGGCACGCTGTTTAACTGCTCCCGTGGCCAGCAAGAAACAATTGCTGTAGGGCACACCGCTGCAGTCGCTGTGTACTGGGCGCAAGTTCCAGCTATCACAGTTTGGCCGACTCCTGATGGGTCACAGCAGTACACGTTTGTTTACTGGCGCTTACGCCGCACGCAAGACGCGGGCGGTGGTGTAAATGTGATGGACGTGCCGTTTAGATTTATCCCTTGCTTGGCCGCTGGCCTCGCATACTATTTGGCGTTGAAGGTTGCCGGTGGCGCTGAGCGCTTACCTGTACTAAAACAACAGTATGACGATGCTTGGGAATTAGCCGCGACTGAAGACCGAGAGAAAGCGGCTATTCGCTTCGTGCCTCGACAGCAGTTTATTGGCGGAGGCACCTAATGGGTAATCGGTTTGCTTCTGCCAAGAACAGTATCGCCATGTGCGATAGGTGTGGCTTTCAGTACAAATTGACGGCGCTTAAAAAAGAGATTCAGAAGACCAAGATATATAACCTGCTTGTGTGCCCTCAGTGTTGGGATCCCGATCAGCCGCAGTTGCAGTTGGGTATGTACCCAGTTGATGACCCACAAGCTGTGCGTAACCCACGTAATGATTCAACTTACGTTACAGCGGGCGCAAATACTGCGGGTAATCCGACTAGTGGTTCGCGGGATATTCAATGGGGCTGGAACCCAGTTGGCGGGTCTAGTAATTTTGATGTTGCACTAACGCCAAACTACTTGGTGGCAACGACATTTGTTGGTACAGTAACGGTATCTTAAGGAGCTTAAAATGGCATTTAGAAAATCAGCAGACGGGATTGCTAAAAAGGGCAAGACCGAAGGAACAAATCTAGGCGATAGTGGCCCCACATCAGCCGCTCTAAAAGGCGGTAAGGGTGGTAAAGGCGGCAAAACTGATGCGGACATGTTGTCTATGGGACGTAATTTGGCAAAGATTGCCAACCAGAAACGAGGTTAATCATGGCTAAATTTAGTAAAAAAGTTATGGGTAAAGAAGTTGGCGACGCTGCTACTTATGCTGCACCGCACAAAATGAATGGCAAGCCTCTGGTTATGTCGGAGAATCCCGGCAAGGACTCTAGCATTAGTAGCCTTAACACCATGAGAATGAGCGTTGGCGTTATTAATAACGGTGAAAACCCAACTAAGACATCTGGTATTGTCACTCGTGGTAACGGCGCGGCGACCAAAGGTACGATCGCTAGAGGCCCGATGGCATGAATTACGCCGCACTCAGCGCTGCTATCCAAGCGTACACGGAGAACACGGAAGCAGATTTCGTGGCTAATATCCCCGTGTTCGTTACGCAAGCTGAACAGCGTATATTTAACTCGGTGCAGTTTCCGTCGCTTCGCCAAAATGTGACAGGCGCAACCACGACAAACAACAAGTACCTGCAGTGCCCCACGGATTTCTTAGCGGTGTATTCTTTGGCAATCATAAAAGCCAACGGCGAGTACGAGTATTTGCTAAACAAAGACGTTAACTTTATTCGGCAGGCGTACCCCCAGCCCACGGACACAGGGATCCCTAGGTACTACGCACTGTTTGGCCCACGCTCAGACAACCCCGCTGAGTTAACTTTTATCCTCGGCCCCACACCGGACGCCGCGTACGGGGCGGAACTGCACTACTTCTTCTACCCACCGTCTATTGT